CGCAACAAAAAAAGCTGCTCCAGAAGTAGAATTGCGTGATGATGAAATACCGTTTTAGGGAGAAATAAAATGCTAGATCAAAAATATTTATTAGAATTATTTGAATATAAAGACGGAGAACTTTATTGGAAAGTCTCCCCCCATGGACGAACAGCAATAGGGAGCAAAGCTGGTACCACGAGAGCTAAATATACTACGGTAGGAATCAATGGCGTAAGGTATTACGCTCATAAGATCATATTTATGATGATCCATGGCTATTGTCCCAAAACGATTACCTTTATCGACGGCAACTGCCAAAATTGCAAAATAGAAAATTTACAAGCAGTTACAAGATCGCAGTTAATCGCAAAAACTCCACGGCGAATAGATAATACCTCTGGTTATAAAGGAGTTAGCTGGTCATCGAAAAATAAAAACTGGATAGCTACTATTACAAAAAATGGAAAGATAATGTTTTTAGGTGGTTTTGATAATATAGAAAATGCCCATAAAGTTTATTGTGAAGCTGCAAATAAATATCATGGTGAATTTGCTAATGCAGGTTAAAAAGATGACTAAATTATTATCGGTATTTGATATTTTTTCAGGAATAGGCGGAAGAGGGAGTATGGAAAAGGACTATGACGATTACGAAACAACAAGACTCGCCCTGCGTCAAGATATGCAGGATTATAAGCTTTATCAGGAAATAGAATTAATGGGATGTAGCGAGGAATTTAAGCCGCTGTTAAACTCCTTTCAAACGCATTTACAGTATATTATTAGAAGAGGTATAGAGAAATTAGATAATGACTAAAAAGAAGTACAACAAGACGGCAGCAAAAAACAACTTTAGCAAAGAAGCTCTAACCAAAATGTGGAACGAGTCCAAAGAAGATAGAGCCTTAGCCTTAATGGCAGAGAATTTTGATATAGATCAAGCGTTGAAAGAGTATAAAAAAGGCTATCTAGAAAGGAAGAAAAACGAAATTTCTAAATAAATATAAAAAGATGATATTATGACCATGGAAGCTAAGCGACTACAGCATAAAATCAATATAGTTAAAAAAAAGATGAAGAGAATTCGGAATAAGAATAAGCTGCAAACTTATGTTGATGTAAAAGAAAAACCAGAATTAGTAATAGAAAATAAAAGAATAAATTCAATCTGGAGTTGGATTAAAGATAAGTTTTGGTGAAGAATTAACAAGAAATTACATAATATCCATACTCCAGAACCCCTATAGGAAAAAACATGAAGACTGAAAAAGATTTTATAAAACGTTTTACGAGTGGCAAACCGACAAAATATGATAAGGAAAAACATATAGGGTTGCTGTTTAATGTTTTTAATAAAGGTAAAGGATTAGCTGCTTTTTTTAATGCAGCTTCCATTGGTAAGAAAACATTTTATGATTGGTTAGAAGCCCATGAAGAATTTAAAGAAGCTTATGAAGCGGCGGTATCTCTTGCTCAAGAAATATGGGAGGATTACCCAAAAGACATCCCTGATTTCAATATTCCTTACTGGTCAATAATAATGCGTAACCGTTTTGGATATGGCAAACCAAAAGTTCGGATAGTAAAAGATGCTACGCCTATTGCTCGTATGAATGCTATCTGGGAAGGGTTAGAAGAAGGGGAGCTAAACGCGCAAGAAGCAACTCAGTTATCTTCTGTAGCTCGTACGCAAGCTGAGATATTAGGCAATCAATCTCTAGAATTAGAACCATTAAAGCAGTATACTCAAGAAGAAAAAGAAGCGCAGATAAAGGAAATGCAAAAGATAATAGATTACGCCGAGAGAAATAAACATGAGAGATAAAAAAGTATGGGAGGACGTAAATAAAATGCCGACATATACCAGAAAGACAGAACCCCTTACCGAGGAGCGAGTTAAAAGAGTGCTATTAGATTGTACTGAAGTTAATCCCGAATGCCATGAGTCAGTCCGAAAATACGGTGAACGATGCGAGATGATAGGAGAGTTATATAATGGTTATAAAAATTATATGAAAATTGTTGGCGAGAAAGGTGCAAAACTACAAGTCGATAAACATTCCATGGACAAGATAGAGCGATTAATAAGCTACAAAGATGAATACATAGGCTAATTTAATGGGTTATAAACTAGATCGATTAATAGCATATCCCGATGACTATATAGGGTTTACCCACCACGTTTTATTGGAAGACGGTAAGGCGCTTCTATTAGATAGCAGTGGTAAAGAGTATATCGACTCTAAGAAAGAGGAGCTTTTTGAAGAAATTAAACTCGAATACATTAAGAATGCATTTGATATACAAGATTGGCCAAGAATGGGAGATGCATCAAGAATAGTTATGGAGAAACAAACTAAGAAAGATGAGTTTACTAAAGTCAAAGAGTTTGCTTCTGAAAATGACATAAAGCTTGGTGTAGTTCTTGATGTTTTAGGAATTTATTTAACTGAATTAGCATTGCGTGCAATAGAATCTATAAATTATGGAGCAAAAAAATGAACTTAAAAAATATATTACTAATTGTAGCTACCTGTACAATAGTTTTAGGCCTCACTTATCTTACAGTAATAATCTGTTCTGGTTATGATGTTAAACAGGATGAAATACCATTGAATGAAATATTCTAACTTTCCATTCTAATTATAGGGTAAGCTAGGACTAAGTCTGTAAACAGCGAAGACACCCGACATGGAGCCGACGTTCACTTACCCTTATAGCAAAGTATAACATAAAAGAAGAGCCAATAATATACACTAGATTGTAATCACAAATGATTACCGTTTCTTTGGTGTTCTTATTTTTCTTTTCTTGAGCCAATGATATAGATTGACTTGACTAGTATTTAGCCTCCTCGCAATAGATACTTTACTCTCGCCATTAGCTAATGATGCGATAATTTCTTCTCTATGAAGATCTAGGCGACTTTCGTTTCCTTGTAACCTTCCATACGGTAAGGTTTTTGCTATATAGGAGGTAGTTTCTATTTCTTTGTCATCTTTATCTATTTCTTTTTCTAACTTAGTAAAATGCTTAAGCCCGAAGTGAAAAGCTAACATCACAGGCAGAAGAATAATCAATAGACCGTAGTTTCCACATATATTCATTAAAAAGACAAGCCCAAACGAAACGATAATATACATAAAAGCCCGAGAGATTGCGTATGTTAGACCGCCATAAGTAAAACGTTTAAGAATGGGGAAGTGATTATAAAAAACAGGCGATGCTGGCGAGCTGTCTATACAAAACAAACAAAAAAACGATTGTATAAGAAACAAATGAAATGGAACGCTCATAATGTTTAGCAAAAATGGCATCAACAAAACAATAGGCAAAAATATTATCAATTTTGCTTTTAGAATTTTCAGCGGATGTATTCTATAGCTTAAATAAACTATTGTAATAAGCCCAACTGTATCAACTAGAGACACAAGAAAGTTATGAGTGATTATATCTACAACACTATAGTCAAAAGCATTTTTTAATATGGTACAGCTATATACATAAGTGAAATAAAAGCAAGCTGGTCTAGCGCACTGTATAGCAAAATAAGATAGAGCTGTCTTTTTATCTAGTTTATCTGACTTTGTTTCTTCAGGCGCGCTCAACCCCAAACTTTTTATAAGTTTATCACGATGACGTTTTGCATTGATAAACTCAGGAGTTTCTCTCAGAGCTGTTCTAGCCACTGCACCGACTAGAGCGATACTAGCACCGATATAAAACGCATAACGCCAATTAAAGTTATATGATATTGATAATATCCCTACCAAAAGAGCGAAAGTGCCACCTAAAGCCGAGGCGATATGGATTGAAGCCACTAGTGGGTATCTCTCTGGTATTTCCGATGACTCAGTAAGATAGATTTCTGCACCGACCACTTCTTCCATCGAAGACATGCCTTGTATAACACGACATGCTATCATTATCCAAGACGCTGTTATGCCTATTTCATCGTATGTTGGTAAATTGGCTATGATGATACAGGAAGACGCCATCATAATAGTTGTTATTATGACAGTAGGTTTACGCCCCATATTATCGCCTATATATCCAAAAAGAAGAGCACTAAAGGGTCTTAAGAGATATATACTACAAAACGTTGTAGCTGCAAGTAGAGAAGAAATAAAAGGATCAAATTTTGGAAAAAATAAATCATTTAATAATACTGCCATATGTACATATAACATAAGGTCAAAATATTCAAGAAAAGTGCCGATCTGCAATAATCCCGCTGATTCTTTTTGTTCTTTATTTAATGATGATAGGATACCGTGTCTAGTAGTTTTCATAATGTTAATTCCTAATATTTATAGTCTTCTATATTTATACATAATGAAATTGAGAGGAGGGGGGAATAAAAATTTGCTTAAAGCCTCTATTAAATATGTTTAATATGTATTAAATACACACTATTAACCATTGAAAAATGTGCCTGTGATTACCGTTTCTTTGAAATCTTTATTTTTCTTCTCTTTAGCCAATAATGCAGATTGACTGAACTAACGCCGTATTTCCTTGCGATAGAGGCTTTAGTTTCTCCATTATCCAGGGCTCTAATTATTTCTCCTCTATGTAGATCTAGTTTGCTTTCTTTAGTTCCTTTTGATCTTCCTCGTGGCATTGCGCAGGTTATTTTCTCTCTATCTTCTTCCTTAACGTTATGGATAAACGATTTAAGGTATTTAATAAAGGATGATAATATACTTTCTTTCATGAGGTCACTTCTTAAATTAAGTTAGCAGTATATACATCTTCAAATAAATGTATATACTTATCTTTATTTAAGGACAAGTATATATGAAGATAATAGCGATATTAAATCAAAAAGGTGGTGTAGGCAAAACTACTTTAGCCACTAACATAGCAACAAAATTACATTTAAATGGATCGAAAGTACTACTCGTAGATTCAGACCCACAAGGATCAGCTAGAGATTGGCATGCTGCTGGTAATAGCGAAATAGCAGTTGTAGGTATAGATAGACCAACCTTAGACAAAGATATAAAGAAAATATCTGATAGTTTTGATTGGGTTGTCATAGATGGCGCACCGCAATTAACTGATATGGCTATCTCAGCTATTAAATGTGCTGATCTGATTATTATACCTGTGCAACCTTCTCCCTATGATATATGGGCTTCTGAAGATCTTGTAGATATAATAAAACATAGGCAGCAACTTACAGACGGCAATCCAAAATCATATTTTTGTATTAGTAGAAAGATAGCTACTACTTCTTTAAGTACAGAGGTAGTAGAGGCTTTAAAAGGATATTCCTTGCCAACAATGAAGAGTTGCACATCTCAAAGAATTGTCTATGCAAAATCAGCGGCAGAAGGTCAAACAGTTTTTGACACTACTAATAATGATGCAATACAAGAAATCACGAATATCGTAAACGAAATAAAAGAGATAATAGTATGAGTTTATTAAAGGCTGGCCGTCCTTCGGTTAATAAGGTAAAAGCCTTGCAGCAATTAGAAAAAAGACAAGATCTCACTAAGATAAATTTGAACATCACAAAAAGTTTTCATAAAGAGATAAAGCGTTATGCGTTAGAAAATGACATAACAATTACTGAATTGATACATAAATCTTTACAAGAATATATGAAGAAATAAATCTATAAAGAAAGGAGTATAAGAAGATGGGTTTAAAGGGAAAAACAATACTAGAAAGCCTTACGAATTTTGTTGATAGTATTAATAAAGAGGAAGCTTTAAAAGAGATCTCCAAAGAGAAGATGGTAACCTTAACTGTACTTGTACCAGAATCTTTAAGAGCTAACTTTAAGGTACAAACTATTCGTAATAAGACTAATGTGACTACAGTTATAGTAAATTATATTAGAGAGTATATAAGCAAATGAATAAGTCCTTTATCCAATATCTTTTTATCTTGTTTGGTATTATTTTTGTATTGAAGATCTTGATGAATCTAGACATAAGGCTAGAGGATTTAGATAGCAAAATTGATAAGATAGAAACGTTTTTAAACTTAGATTTAAATGAAGATGGAGGAGGAGAGTAATGGATTTAAAAGAAGAAACAATACTTTTACGCACTGAACTAGAAAGACTTACGAATTTTGTTGATGGCATTGAATATGATGATTTTGTTAATCAACACAAGATTATGGAAACGCAAGACGTTATTAAGTTTTTATTAGAGCGGTTATGTATCTTGTCGTGGGAGATAGAAAACAGGTATTAAAATGAGTGAAGATATAAAATCAGAGAAAACTAGAAGAAGTAATTTTTTATCTAGAAAGAAAAGAAAAAGAAGTGGGTATATTTCTGTTATCCAAACTTTTAAGAAGCAAACGGAGGAAGTAAAGAAATGGTATAAAGCTATGGATCCTATCGCTTGGGATATTCTTGCATCTATTGATCGTATAATCCTAGGCCTGCCTTTAGGAGGTGGTGGCAAGATACGCATAGTCTTTGAATTATTAGAAGGCGAAAAGATAACAAAAACCAAAGAAGAAGTCTTAGTAAATATAGAAAGAGATGAATAGATGAGTGAACAAAAAGATAATTTTAATAATCTAGATTCTTTGTATGATTTTCTTGAAAAAGCGCAGCAAATCATACAAGAGAATGAAGACTTCGTAGATACGGGGCTGCTTTTATTTAATAAGTTTTTATGTGATAGTCTAGAAGCGGCTCATAAAGAAGGTAAAAACCTTATGTGTAATATTCCTCCTAATACCAACACAGATATCCATTTAATGGATCAATTTTCCTTGGAAAATATAACAGATAAAGAGGCGGAAGCTTATTTACTTCATCTGAGGAATAAATGACCCTATTTTGGACAAAAGACAACCGATATTACAAACTCCTGTTTCAACCAACTCTATTCGGTACTACAGATGTAATACGTATCTGGGGTAGGATTGGGAGTAACTTAGGAGGGTATAAGATTATTTCTTGTGATAGCGAAGAAGATGTGATTACTATTGTAGATAGTATAAAGAAACGTAGAAAATATAGAGGGTATAAATAATGACTATTGTTTATATAAAAAATGGTAAGGAAGCAACGGCAGAAGAATGTTTGATACAGCAAAAGTTCTTTTATTCATCTTCGTTAGAGTGGTTGGGTAATGCAGCTTATCCAATTTATGACAAAGATTATATAAGAACCCTTATAATGCAAGGGTTTTTAAAGGATAAATTATTTGAAAAGTTGCATTTTTTCTCTAATGAAGAGACTGATGGGCAAACTTTAAATATAGAAGTAATGCAACACATGTTTTTTCCTAATCATAGTATACAAGATATACCTTACGAATGGGCAGAATGGGATAAGCTTTACAGGGAAGCAGTGATTATTCTTAAAGAATGGAACGAAGCGGAAAAAGTAAAACAAGAGCAGGAAAATAAACATGAAGAACATGATGACGTGATGAGTTATATGAATGCTGTTTTTGACGCTAATAAGACTGTTGCTATACCTACTTGCGAGATATTCAATCGAGCAGCAATCATTCCAAGGTTAGCTATTAGTATTGAAGATTCAGAAGTCGTGTTACGCAGGAATGGTGAAGTTAAAGACGCTGATAAGCTTAGAAAAATAATGGATAAACAGGAAAGGGCAGAAGACAAGGCTCGTAAAAGGAAAAGAAAGGTATAAAAATGACAACAATTAATAGTGCTGACTTACTGCAAATCATAACGAAAATAGAAAATATAGAACGTGAGAAGGTCGAAACTTCGGAGCTACTGACTGATGCTTATAATGAAGCTAAGTCTATGGGTTATGATGTCAAGATCATCAAACATGTCCTGAAGTTGAGAAAGAAGGACAAAGATGCATTAGCTGAAGAAGATAGTTTGATAGAGTTATATCGGGGAGCATTAGGAGTTTAATTCGCAATATATTATAATAACAACAATCAAAGGAAAAAAATTATGACGTCAATCGATTCTGTGTTAATCAATCAATACGTAATAGTGCGTACCTATTCAGCAGGGGTTTTCGCTGGTACTCTTATGACAAAAGAAGGTACGGAAGTTGAGTTAAGCAATGCTCGCCGTATCTGGTATTGGAAGGGTGCTGCTTCTCTTTCGCAATTAGCAGAAGAGGGGACAACTAATCCAGCTGAATGCAAATTCCCGCAAGAAGTATCTCAAGTATTATTAAGTGGCGTGATCGAGATATTAAAAGTATCTCATGAAGCTATGCAAAGTATAAAAGGAGTCCCAGTATGGAGAAAGTAAATATTATTAACTCTGGCGATGGCTCTGGCGATGGCTGTGGCTGTGGCTATGGCTCTGGCGATGGCTGTGGCTATGCCTCCGGCTCTGGCTATAGCAATGGTTCTGGCTGTGGCTATGGCTCTGGAGATGGCTGTGGCTATGCCTCCGGCTATGGCTATAGCAATGGTTCTGGCTATGGCTGTGGTTCTGGAGATGGTTCTGGAGATGGTTCTGGAGATGGCTCTGGCGATGGCTCTGGCGATGGCTGTGGCGATGGCTCTGGCGATGGCTGTGGCGATGGCTAATTTTTTACATATAAATAAAAAGGAATAGATGAGTGAAGAAGTAAGATTTGTAGATCTTCTTGGGAGAGTAATAACTAAGATAGAGAATATAAAAGACAAAGCATTAGTTTTTTATGTAAAAAATGAATATGGTAACGACAAAGAAGATGAAATCTTTTATATGAGTCATTCTCAAGAATGTTGCGAAGATGTCTATATTGAAAGTATTACCGGAGATATTGACGACTTAATTGGTTCACCAATATTATTGGTGAGTGAGGTAGTGTCAACTATGGAGTTAAGTCAAGAAAAAATGGCCGCTTTAAAGAGTGAATCGTACAATCATTATGACATGTTATGGACGTTTTATAAACTAGCTACAATAAATGGTTATGTAGATATCAGATGGCAAGGAAATGGTAATGGTTATTACAGTGTAAGTGTAGATTTTGCATGCGTCACGGAAGAAGAATTAATCGTTGGTAACAGAACTTAATGGGACCAGGTGAGGGGCTGATAGCTAATTGGGGCAAAGCGTTCTAAAAAAAGAAATCTAGATGAACTTACCAAAGTATGTAGTACATTCCGTAGAAATGATGATATTAATAATAGTTAATCTTCTTAATAACTCCCGATAAAATACGTTGTAAATTAGCAACACTTTCCATAAAGTAGGTTATGTAACCGTTTTTAGGGTAGCTTTTCCTTAACTGTTTTTTTGGGATTTTAAAAAATGGGAGGTGTTCTACATCGATTAGCCACGAGAAGCTATAACGTTACTAATCCGAGTAGAACTATTACAAGTTACACCGAATGAGAAAAATAGTCAAGTGCCTTTTAATCCTCATAGACAACATCACGTTTAGCTACTGCAACTACCAAAACAACAAGTTTATCCTCTTCTAGTTTGCAAATTATTCTAAATTTATCTAATCGATAACGCCATAAACCTTTCTTGTTAAAGCTCAAAGGCTTACCAAAAAGCTTAGGGCTATCAAGTTTTAATATTCTATTATACAAATAATCAAGTACTGACCTTTGGGTGTCAGAAGAAAGTTTAAAAAACTTCTTTTCTGCTCTTGGAGTAAATTTAATTTGCCATTTACTCATCCCTAAATCCTATTTGATCTGCTAATCCTGATTTCCTTATAACTTCTTCTAAAGAAATTGTAGGACTATCATCTTTTAAAGCTTCTATAGCATCATTATAATCTTCTATGTCTTCTTGTAGTTCTAAAACATAATTTTGAATCGCTTTTAATACGATAAAACTTTTAGGTCTTTCCATTGATTTAGCAACTTCTGTTAAAGCTTTATTTAATGTCTCTGGTATACGTGCTGTAATAACGCTCATAATTTGATCCTCTTGATTAAACACTCAAATGTATTGTAAAGTATTCGTTTGTATACGTCAACAACATCTATTCTCTAAACCCTCAATTATTATGTTATAATGAAATGATAACTTAATTAATAATGAGGTTAAGATGAGCAAAAAGTTTTTAACAGAACATCTCAATCAAGTATTTACTCATAGAAGAAACAGCGCGGAGAAGAAACTAGCGGAGCAAAATGCCCTTCTAGCCACAAATCCTCCAAATTCCCAACAAAATGAAAATGCGGCTTTAAAAGAGCAGCAGGATCGTATTGCTCAAGAACAGTTAATTTTAAAAGCAAAACAAGCAATGACGATAAGAGAAAATGAAGTTTATAGGTTGCAACAGGAATCGGCTACTAAAGAGAGAATAGTATGCGAACAGTTACAAAAAGAAAAAGAGCAAGTAGCGCAACAGGTAATAGCTTTAAGAATAGAACAAGAAAAGATTAGTAGGGAAAAAATCGCTTTAAGAGAAGAACAAGACGCCATAGAGCAAGAAGCTTTTAGAGAAAGACAACAAATAAGAGAAGCACTTGAATTAGAGAGAGAACAACTAGCTAGAGAAAAAATGCTTTTAATAGCAGAACAAAAAAAAGCAGAAGAGAGAATCAATGAGTCTATGCAAGAGTTGGCAGTCAGAAATGAGGAAGCTCTTAGGGAAGGGAAACAAAATATTGATAAAAGGCAAGAAGCCGTTGAATTGAATTTAAAGAGAGAAAAAATCGTTACAGAGCAGCAAGTTCAAAACGAGTTAGAAGGTCCCGTGTTAGAAGGCGAAGACGAGGATTATTATTTTGTTCCATTAGCAGGTGAGGATAATAACTAAACAGATTTTTTAGAGAATATAAAAAAACGTGATAAAATATATCGTTATGTTCATATATTCGGTAACTTATCATGTTCAAAAACAGATTAATACTTTTTCTAACTACTCTAGTTGGTTTTAATTCCTTAGCTCTTGCAGAGCCAAGGGAAAGCAGCTTATATTTAAAAATGATAACTACAGTCAGCAAAGTCTCTGATATTCAAGCAGTTGATGAAGAATTGAATTTTAATTTAAGCCATGAATCAAGCCTGTCACCTGCAATAGGTCTAGGTTTTGGTTACTACGTTAATAATAACATTAGAGTTGATCTGATGTTTGAACATTTAAAGTTTAATTTCAATAAACAAGAATCTAGTTTTAATTGTAGCAATGATGACACCCTAACTACAGGAACTAAATCTGTTCGGCGTACGACTTCCGGTAAATCTTTAATGCTTAATGGTTTTGTCGATATTGTAGATAGAAATAGTTTTAAATTATTTGTAGGCGTGGGAGCTGGAGCAGTACGAATAAAAGAAAAAATAAACTATTCTTTGTCAGGAAATTCTACAATAGCTGACCAAACTTATATCTTTCCTTTGATAACTGAGCATGCTACTAGCAAAGTGATAACTAAATTTGCTCATTCATTAATGCTAGGAACAAGTATACAGGTCAAGCCACAACTTAATATTGAACTAATGTATAGTTGGAAAAATTTTGGCAAAGTTAAGCATGATAATTTGATGAATAATCAATATAAAGGTCACCATTTTTCTGTTGCTACACGCTTTGATCTATAAGAAAACACTGCATGAATCAAGTATCTAGTGAATTATTGCCAAATGAGTGGAAAGCAGCATCGTCCGCTTTTGAACTAGATGTTATCGAGGATATTAAATATCGACAAAGCGTTTTTAAAGCTGAGCTTTCTTTGCATGAGTTTCTCAAACAAGCATGGCGTGTTATTGAAGGAGGGGTCCCTTTCATTGATAATTGGCATTTACATGTCGTTGCTGAGCATTTAGAGGCCTGCTATAGACGAGAGATTAAAAACCTTATTCTGAATGTCCCCCCTAGAAGCGGAAAAACGTCATTGATATCCGTAGCTTTCCCGGCATGGGTTTGGCTACAGAATCCAGAAGAGAAGTTTATGTACGCCTCTTATGCTCATAGTCTTTCTGAGGAACATGGGGCTTTATGTTTAGCCTTGATTCAATCAGATTGGTATCAACGAAGATGGAAGGCCAATTTTAACCTTACCAAAACAGCGATTTCTTTTTTAAAGAATAATAGAACAGGTTATCGTATCGCTACCTCTATAGGTGGCGTGGGAACAGGCTTTGGGGCTAGTATTTTAGTTTGTGATGACCCCAATAATGCCCGGGATCTTGATTCCGAAGCAATTAGGAAAACCACTAATAATTGGTGGAACATGACGTGGCCTTCTCGTAGGAATAATGCAGATAATGATGTTAGGATTTTGGTACAACAAAGAACTCAAGAAGATGATGTAACGGGCAATACTTTATCTAGAGATCATGATAAGGAATGGACTACTGTGATTATTCCAATGGAATATGAAGGTAAGAGAAAATTCCGTAGCGTTATTAATCAAAAGGTATATGAAGACCCAAGGACAATAGAAGGCGAACTGCTATGCCCTGCTAGATGGTCTCAAGACGTGATAAAAAGCTTAAAGAACCAATTGGGGGAGTATGGCTATGCAGGCCAATATCAACAAAGGCCAGCTCCAGCAATAGGGGGCATAATTAAAAAGCCTTGGTTTCAATGGTGGAAAGATAGCACCCCTCCACAAATAGAATTTACCTTACAAAGCTGGGATACCGCTTTAACGGCGAATGAAATGTCTGCTTATTCTGCCTGTACTACATGGGGCGTTTTTTATGATAGTAATCATGTAGAGAACGTTATTTTACTATCTATGTGGCGTGGAAGGGTAGAATATCCTGAGCTTAGAGAACTTGCTAAACGCATGTACTTTGATTATAGGGATAACGGCAAAACAAAAAATCCAGCGTTTAAAGGCCGTCCGGTAGATATGTGTCTTATTGAGGCCAAGGCCTCGGGTGATCCGTTAATACAGGATTTAGTTAGAGGCGGAATTAGGGCTATTCCATTTGTACCTAATAAATATGGAGATAAAATACAAAGAGTACGTTTGATTACTCCTTTAATCGAAGGAGGTAGAGTGTGGTTACCTGCCAGAGCACCTAAATACGATACACTACTACCATATGCCGACGAGTTTCTAGAATCAGTAGCTTGCTTTCCTAACGCAGAGTCAAGAGATTTAGTAGATACTATGGCGCAAGCTCTTCTAAAGTTAAAAGATGGTAGATTTGTGTTGAATCCTAGAGACGAAAGGCCAGTGCAAGCCTCAACAAAAGAAATAGTAGAATTCTATTAATATTCAAAGTTATCGTTCACAAACTCATCTAATAGAGTTTTTACGCCTTCTACGGTTGCAATTCCTTTCTTGTTATTAATACTCAAGAGCGGCAAATTATATTTTAAAAACATTTTATCAATTTCTAAAGGCTTTGCTGCGATCGTCACAAGAAAGAAAACTGGCAATTCTTTGTCTATATTTTGTGTTCTTGGTTGAAAGACATTCCCCAAAAACTCCTTATGCTCCTTAATTATTATTTTTGTCCCTATAATAATATGCTCTTTTTCTTGCCTTAAAACATAGTATTCATCTAGCTTTGCGAGATGTTTTACAAATTTTTCAAGAATCTCAAACATGTGATATAATCTCCTGTGATATTAAATATACATACTATGAGTAGT